CTAATCCTCCTAGAGAGGGACAGCCTGAAGTTATTGAACAAAGTAAGATTATATCTAACCTATATCCAACTGGTATTGACCGGATTGCTACATCTAAAAACAATACTATTGTACTAACAGGTGCTACAAACTCCCCGACTGTCTTTGGATACCGGTACTATAACACCACGGAGAGGCGCCTACAGTCCGCTTGGTTCAAGTTTAGGATGAGTGGTGATATAATCTATCACACCATCATTCGAGACACCTACTGGGCTGTTTTACGTAACCTAGATACTGAAGCTGATCCTGACGTTAATATCGTTACCATTCAAAAAATGGATCTCAAACAGAACGACGGTACGGTAACAGTCAACAATGCTACACAAGGTATTATCACTTATCTTGATAACAAGATTGAGATACCTAGTGCTGATATGACATACAATGTAGCTAATGATACTACTACGTTTACTCTGCCTTGGACTTATGATCAAACTAAGTTTAATGCAACCACGTTTGAAACTGGTCTAACTGTATTCCAACTTGGAGAAGGTGCTGATGGTCGTGCTGTTGATATTGTATCAGCCGGTGGTACTCCTCCTCGCATTAATACAATTGATGCAACTTTCTCAACCGTTACGTTGCGTGGACGATGGGATGAGCAAACCGATATTGCAGTTACTAATGCTGCTGTTGGTGCTAACCTAAGCACTGGTAAGTTCGTTGGTCTTGGTACTACAGGTGGTACAGGTACAGGTCTGTTGCTTGCTGGTGAGGTAGATGTAGATGGTAACCTCAGTTCAGTACAGATTGTTAACCCTGGTACAGGGTATACCACAGGTGATGTGGTTACTATCCAAGCGTCTGTTGGTGTAGCTACTACTGCTACGTGCACACTTACAATTACTCCACAAAGTATATTTGTTGGGTATGCCTATGAAATGGATGTACAGTTCCCTGTTATCTATGCTGTCAAAGGTTCGGGTGATGCTATCCGAGCTGATGTGCAAGGTAGTCTAATTATCCACCGTGTTAAAATAAACACCAACTCCACTGGTACATTCCAGATGGAACTTAACCGTAAATATCGAGATACATTTACAACCACACATGAAGCAAAGACGTTTGACTCTTATCTAGCAGACGATATTGCTATCGGTGATGTAGATGAAACCGTAGTCGCGTGCTATGACCGAAATACTAATGTGGATTTACATCTTAAATCTTCTTATCCCCTGCCAGTTACACTTATTTCTATGACTTGGGAAGGAGAATATACCAACAAGAATTATAGGAGAGCGTAACTATGCCTTTATCAGCGCTTGCTATGGTAGCTGGTGGTCTTACAGCAGGTAAGGGTATTGCAGCTAGTATTATTGGCAACAATGCAAAACAGCAAGCTTATAGAAAACAAAAAGCTGCGGCTAAACGAGCAGCTAATTTAGCTAATCAACAGATTTCTAAAAACTATGCACTAACACTAGAAAACTATAATGCTAATGTTCAAGCCACTGAACAACAGTGGAGTGCATTAATCGATCAATCTTTGGCTGATGCTAAATTTCTTGATGAATATGCAGGAGATGTGTTTGTCCAAAGACAGCAGAGACTAAATGAATTATTTGCTCAGGAAGCATTTAGACAACAAGATCAGATGGTTCGTTACATGCAGTCGTCTGGTATTGCAGCAGCCTCTGGTCAAACCGGTGTTACTGCAGGTCGTGGTGCTGTACAGAATGCTGCACAACTTGGTCGTAACCAAGCCATTGCTGCACGTGAGTTGATCGGTGCTGTTGATGCATTTGATATGCAGAGTCAGATTGATAACAAACGTTTCTCTCATGAGAAGTATAAGATTGGACAACGTGCTGCTATCCTTCCATCTCTGGGTAGGGTACCTGATCTCCCTACGTTCCAACAACCTGCTGCTGTGACTGCTCCTAGTAATTCACTCGCCATGGATATTACCAGTTCACTTATTGATGGTGCACTCACGGCTATTTCAGTTAACCCTGCTAAGACTGGTTTTAAACCACGCTCATTTAAACCCGCAACAGGAAACATATCAACACCATTAGCCGAACAAACTGGTTTTGGTTATGACAGTTCAATTACTCCGCCTAGTTTTGGGACTGGTAGTTTTAGCTTTGGAGGTGGTTAATTATGAAACGATTTGAACAACAGAGGCAATACAACCCCACTACCTATCAACTACCACAAGGTCCGCTGCAAGCTCCAGACATTGCCTCTCAAATTAGAGCTGATTATCAGCGGAAACAACAATCTGATTCATTTTATTTAAATCAGTTACAGCAGAATGACAGGATAGAAACCGCAAACATGCGGATTAGTCTTGACAAAGTTAATCAAGAGGTTAAGCGTGATCAAGACTTTGCACTTAACAAACTGATCCCTTTCTCTAATAAACTGTTTGGTTTAGCTGAGATGGGTGTTGCTGCTCTACGAAAAAAACAAGCAGTAAAAGGACAGATGGATGTCTTGTCCTTACAAGACCCCAACCAATTCTCTGGTGAACGTCTAGAGATGTATAACCAAGCAATGGCACAAGCAAAAATGCTTGGTGCTAGTGCTCAGGAATCAGCTAATATTGCTCTTAAAGAAACTCAAGACTATGAAGTTGCAAAACTGTTTAGTAGCAACTCACCTGAGTATCAACTCTCTATGGTACAAACTTTGTTGGGAGTTGAGCAAAATAAATTTAAAACACGTTTAGCAGAAGAGGTTCAACGTAGTGATAAGTTCCTGACATTGCCTGGAGCTGATCCTGTACCCTACAATGAAGTTAGGGGTTCAGCAGCTACTACTGCTTTAGGATTTAAAATTGCTGCTGAAGAGATTGAACGTAATGGGTTTGAAGGTGTTAACCCCATGCTCATGGAGCAATACTACTACGGTGGTAAAAACGGTGTACGCACTCAATTAGAATCCTGGGCAGCTGCTAAAATTAAACTAGATAATTTTAATGACTCACAACAAGCTGATCAACGTAACAAGTTTATGCTGCAGACTCAACTGCAGGCAACCCGTAGCATGGACTTGGTTGATTTCTGGCGTAAAACTGGTACCGTTTTAAAAATGAAAGGCGGTGAAGTCCGTCCTCCTACGTTTAATGAACGGTGGACTAACATGACTGAAACTTTAGTAAGCTTTGCTGAACAAGGGCAGTTCTCTAGTTACGCTGAAATTGACCGTGTTTTGGCTCAAAACCCTGACCCTGATCCACGAGTAAACGCTCGTATGAATGAGTCAAGGCGTGAGTTGCGTCAAAAGATGATGGCTGGTCATACTAAATATCTGCAAGCTAAACAACAAGAAACAGCTCAACGACGTTTAATTCAAGGACAAGAGTTTGAGGGGCAAGTAATTGGTCAGATGCTAGCTGCAGGTGCAAATCCTGATGATGAAAACGTTTTTAACTTACAAACCAAAGAAGCTGCTCAGACTAAATATAAACAACTCACTGGTAAAAACACCAGAAGTTTTGCTATTGACAACGCTTGGATTCAACACACTGAAGGTGGTAAGAATCTAGAGCGTAGCTTTGCTGTTGGTTTAGACCTGGCTCAACGTGGTCAGCTGACTACAAACACCTTGGCTCAACTCAACCTTGTTAAACACCCTCAATATGAAGACCTCCGCCAACAGGCAGTTAGAGGGGATCAGATTAAAGAACAAGCAAACAACTTTGACTTTATTAAAAAGCGTACACTTTCTCGTGCACGTGCTGTTGCTGAACTAGGTCCTGATGCAGTAGAAACCGGTGAAGAAATCATGAACGTTGCTGAAGAAATGCAACGTCGTGCTACAGCTAAAGCTTTAGAATTTTTCAATGATCCTAATCACCCTGCTTTTGGTAACCTACCAAGTGCCATGCAACGTGCAGTGGATGAAGTACATGATGAAGCTGAGAGGAATGAAGGTTACGCTGTTGGTGATGCTAGTGGTAAAACTTTCTCTCCTGGTAAATCCAAGAATTTCCCTGGTTTTCAATTGCAAAGGCGGGATGGATACAAGTCAGAGGATATTAAAAACAAGCGAGACCAACAGAAACTGGATACTGACATCAAACAGTTCGGTAATGACTACTCTACTAAAGGCTCTTTTGTCTCTAAAGCACGTCTTGCTGGCTGGAGAGTTGACCCAGTTACAGGCGGTTTCGATCCGTTAATTAAAAAGCTTGCTGATCTTAACCCTAATGTTTCTACGTACGAACTGACTAATATTCTTAGACAGCGTGAAGGTTTACCAGCACTTCCTATGCCATTGTCTATGGCTAGGTTCCAAGAACAAGCAGGACCACTCAATGCTAATTTCTTACAATATGTTAAAGACGTTGATAAAGCACAGACAGCCAATCAAATTTCTAGGGCTGGCTATACTAATAACACTGGCTTCCAAATCTGGCGTGTCCCCGATGTGGCACAGCAAGAACTTGGGAAAGTCGCTACGGATGGTGGTGTAAGTCCTGAAGCTCTTATGTCGCTAGCCCATATGCGTAATAAGAACTTTACTCTAGACTTTGCACAACTGTCCGGTGAAATGGAAGTAGCAGCACAACAAGCTGATGTAGGTGGTCTCACAGGTCTCAACCGTGAGAACTACATCATGTCTGCTTTGATGGGCTCTACTCCTGATATTGTTAATGGTCAATTACTATTGACTGAAGAGCAACAACTTAACCTTCGGAATCTTAACAAGAACCGCGCTAGCTTTGGTGACCCTGCTGTACTAAATTATTCAGCTAACCTACGGGGTAGTTTTAAACGGTATGGTAGTGACGTCACACCTATGAGTGCTCAGAGTATTGAACCTTGGGCACAGTCTATTGCACAACTAGTTGGTGGCGCTGAAGTAGGTAATCTTGGACCCGAAGCAATGTACCCAAGCACAACTTTGCCAGGTGCTCAGCAGATGACTATTGCTAATGTAGCAGCTATTGCTACTGGTGCTGTTGGTCAGTACCAAAACATGCCACGTTTTCTAGTTAGTAGAGCACGTAAAGCAGGGTTAGATCCTAACACAGCACTTTACGATGTTGAAAACCAAGGTAAAATTTTTATGGTTACCTTGCAAGAAAAAGGTATTACACCTGAATTAATCCGGTCTAACCCCGAAAGAGCACTGTTAAAGCTTTCTCAAATCTACGCTGGTATTCCTAAAGATCGTTCTGGTCTTAGTTACTATGAAGGTGTTGGTAATAACAAAGCTACTGTTTCCTATGACCAAGCAATGGGCGTCTTAATGGCTATTGCACAGCAAGGTATGATTTAAAACTATGTCACTTTCACGAGAGTATTTTGAGGGTGAAGAGGAAGTTCTCCCACAGGAAGAACAGGAAGATGCTACAACTCAAAAGATGAAAGAGTTGCAGCAGGAAGTTAACATGGATGCTAAGGCAGCCGAGATTCAGGAACAAACTGAAGCTAAACTTCCCTCTGAAACACCTACTCAAGATACTGATACTCCTACGGGAGATTCCTTTGAAGAAGCGTTTCCAGGTTCAGAAGACCCGGAATCGTACAACTACCGTTCTACAAACAAAGACGGTACCATGCGTCTCCGTGAAGGAGAGATCATCGGTCCCACACGCGAGCAGGGGAGCAAAGAACCTTCTGGGTACATGCTTGGTTCAATCCAGGACCCAAAGGTCGGTAGCCCTCTCAAGCCATTTGCAGATGCCTTAGAAGGGCCTGTAAAAGGGGTACACGATTGGTTTAGCTCAGAGATTAACTCTAAAGCACACATCTGGGGTTACCCTGAAATCCCACGTGCTAAGAATGTAAACAGCGAGGTACAAGACGCACTACGTGATGTTACGGCATTGCTTGCACCTATCATTGCATATACTAGGGGTGGTAAAAGTCTTGGTAAAGGTCTTCATGCTAAGGGTGTTGGGGGTAAAAACCTCACCGCCCTGGGTAATGACAAAGCTTTCCAAGCCTTTGCTAACCTAGGTATGGATGTAGGTATTGGTGTCTATGTAGACTCAACTGCCTATCAACAGGGAGAAGATGACAACCTAAGTGGTAGCATCAAAAAATGGTTCCCACAAGCTACACAGTGGATACCTAACTGGTTAGCTACATCTGATATTGATAGCCCTGATACCAAACGACACAAGAACCGTTTAGAGGGTGGTGGCTTGAACGTTGGCATCGAACTGATTGGTAGCCTGTCACGCTTGACTAAAGCTGCTTATAAGGCTGGTAAACAGGCACAATGGTTACCCAAGGGTGAACGTATGCCTGCGTTCTGGGAGAACATCGTTGGTCAATACAAAGGTTTGTCTGACAAAGAACTGTCGATGAAACTGATCAGTGACTCCGCAGAAGAAGCTAGTAAAAACATTGATGATTTAGGTGCTTACAACCTATCTAAGATTGCAGCAGATGCACCACTAGAGCAACCCATTAAGGGTGTGCATGATATGTGGGATGCTGCAGAAACTGCACAGCGCACTGTCGATAAAGCTGGTGTTGCAGGTGCAATGACTGACGTGGCTAGGATTAAAGATAACCTAGGTACACAGTATGGTCGTGTTGGTAGCATGATTTCTTCTATTGCACTTAAGTTTGGACTAGAAGAACAGAACCTGAAACGTGGTTGGACAATTGATAAGGTTGTCGAACAGATGAAAGAAGCTGGTCAATGGGACTATCTCTTAGAAGATGGTACTAAACTTAAGTTCAATCAAATCAAGCAGGCTACAACTGAGCTTGCTGAAACTCTGTTTGACCCTACTGTTGACTCTGGATTTCTTACCAAGATTCTGAATGAGTTTGCTACAACAGCTGGCAGGAAAACTGCTGGTGATGTTGCAAGCAAGACTATCAGAAAATATATGGAAAAGATTTCTGGTATGGAACAGTACGTTGCTAGTGCACTTACCCAGCAATCTTTGGCTGGACAAGCGGCTGACCTAGCACAAACAGCTGTTGAAAACCTAGATACTGCTACTGCTGGTCAAGTTATCGAAGAGATGTATGATCGTCTTGAAATGCTACACGTGCTCAAGAGCATGTATGACTGGGAGTATAAGCAAGGTTCTCTGAATCCTAACCTTTGGAACCGTGTTAAAACCCTGTTTAAAAACGATGATACTGAAGGACTGATTGCTTGGAAGAACTCTGAGGAAGCAGCACGTAAAAAGATGCTTGAGGATATAATTCCTGAAGCTAAACAGTTTGCAAAGACTTACAAAGACATTGCCAAGGAAGCGCCTGAGATGCTCAAGCCTTTCTACATTATGTATGACGCTACCAATGGTCGCGTAGACTCGATGTATAAACTAAACAAAGAGTTTGCACATTCATTTAGTAGGTTAGATAAGGCTGTCTTTGACAAGAACCCTGAGATCCCTAACTTGCTGGTACAGGCAGGCTGGGCTAACGTCATGAACTCATGGCTGAGTGCTCTTGGTACGCCTATTACAGCTGCTGTGGGTAACCTTGGTGGTCTGATTATGAAGCCGATTGGCATGTACGGTGGTGCTATCATGTCTGGTGACTGGTACTCTGTACGCCGTGCACACGCTGCTTATGGCAGTGCAGTGGACACGTTCCAGAAATCTATGAAGTATTCTGGTGACATGTTCTGGAAGCTTTCTACGGAACCCCGTAAGTATGAAGCAGCAATGAAACCTGACTTGGCTTACAAATTCTCTGAAAAACTAGAGGGTATGCGAGCCTATGCAGAAGCTGCTGAGAAGATGGGTAATGATGGTCCTATGATCTTGTACGACATGTATTCCAACCTGGAAGAAATGGCGTTACACCCACTACTGCGTGGTACTAGCAATGCAATGTCAGGACAGGATTTGTTTACTGGTGCATTCCTTGCTAACGTACAAGCTAGAGCTGATGCTTTTGATGTAGTCAATGGTCGTTTGTCGTTGGAGGAGTTGGTTAACACCCCTCTCCGTGGTGATGAATTGTTTGATGAAGCATATAACATTGCATATAGCAAGATCTTTAATGATGATGGTATCATTACTGATCCCCGTGTACGCTATGCTAACTCTGAAATCTCACTAAATGCTGATGATCCAGTTGCAAACCGGTTGAACCAACTGACTCGTAGCTTCCCTATTGCAAAGAGTGTCTTCTCTTTTGCTCGAAGCATGGGTAACATGGTAACTATGTTTGCTGTTAAGTATAACCCTGCAACACCTGCTATTGCTGAGATGCCGTTGGTTGGTGAACTAGTAGATGATACCTACAAGTTCCTGTCCAAACCTTTGCATAAGATGGCTCCTGAAGAAATGAGGGCTGCCATGGCTAGCCGTGGTATGGGTGACTTACCAGAAGATCAGATGGTTCAGAAGTTTATTGAGATTCGTCATGAAGCTAAGGCTCGGATTGCAATGGGTACAACCATGCTTACCACTGGTTTCCTTGGTGCTATGGCTGGTAACATCCGTGGTAACGGATCTTGGGACCCTGAAGTACAGCGTGGACTAGAAGCACGTAAAGACTGGATGCCTAAATCATACCGTATCCCTGGTACAAACAAGTGGATGAGTTATGAGTTTATGGGTCCTGTTGGAGACTGGTTAGCATCTGGTGTTGACTTGGTTGAAAACTGGGATACTTTGGGTGAAGCAGCATTTGAAAACCTTGCAGCACGTATGTCGTTTGTAATGGCTGCAAACCTTAAAGATAAAAACGTCTTTGCTATGGCACGTCCTTTGTTTGATGTTGTAAATGGCAACGAAGGTGCTTATAACCGTTGGGTTGCTGGTACGGTTAATGGTATGATTCCTGGTGCTGGTCTTCGGAGCGAGATGGGTAGGTTGTTTGAACCTGCACAACGTGAGATTGACCGTACTGTCATGGGTTATATTCGTAACAAGAACAAGTTTGCTGATGCAGCGGTACCTGCTGGTGCACGTTTGCCTATTTCTAATGACTGGATCTATGGTAAACCCATTGGTGCTGGTCAGGGTAGCTGGTGGATGCGAGCTTGGAACGTATACTTCCCTATGAAAATTACAGATGAGATGGGTCCTGAAGCTAGGTTTCTCGCTGCTGCTGAGTATGACTCTAGACCACAGCTTAACGTAGATGAAAACGGTGTTGAATACACGGTTGATGAACGCGCTGAGCTATATGAACATATTGGTAAAGATGGTATTTTCTTAGAAGGTATTCGTAAGGTTATGAAACGTGCTAAAGCTGCGGGTGGTATGGATCTTTTGATGCAATACCGTAAGAACCCTAACGTTGATTCTAAGCGTACACCTACCAACAAATGGTTTAGCATTCATGATGAACTAGATTTTTACCTGTCACAAGCTGTTGAGTCTGCACGACTACAACTAAGTACACGCGAACGTTTACAAACCGAAGCGTTTATTCAAGATAGTAATATGTATAGAGCAGAACGTGGGCAGCCACCACTTACGTTCCAAACAGAACAGTTTCTTAGAAACTCTGTAAACAAGTAATGTTTAATTTCTGATGGCAACTACACAAAACGAACATAATGGAGACGGCTCAGACCGTCGCTTTTCATTTACATTCCCCTATATTAAAGAAGATGATGTAAGAATTAGCTTGCGTCTTAGTGAAGCTAACGTCTCACTTCTCCCTACAACTGCATACACTTTTCCTACTGCCACTGAAATCCAATTTAATGCTGTTGCTGAAACTGATTTTCAGGAAGCAACAGGCGCACCAAAGACTGGTGTAACTATCCGTATTTTTAGAGACACGGATCTAGAAACTCAGCGTGTTACGTTCTTCCCTGGTTCTTCTATTAGAGCACAGGATTTGAACGATAGTGTGCTGCAAACTCTGTACGCTAACCAAGAACGAGAAAACCGAGCGATTGATAAAACCGGTGATAGCATGACCGGTAACCTCAATCTTGAATCGGATCTCGTTTTTGAGGGTGCGACAGCTGATGACTTTGAAACGACTCTAACGGTTGTAGATCCTACTGCTGATAGGACAATCACGTTCCCTGATATTACGGGTACTGTCGTTACTACTGCTGATACTGGCACAGTAACCACAACAATGATTGCTAACGGCACTATTGCTAACATTGATATTGATGCTAGTGCTGATATTGATGGCTCTAAACTGGCAGCTGGTACGGTTGATTTAGACCGCATCAAACCCGGTGATATCATCACTGAAGCAGAGGCAAACCCTAATAACGATACGACGATCGCTACTACAGCAAAGATCACTGACATGATCGATTCTGCGATCACAACTGATATTGCTACTGATGGCACTGGTATTACCGTTACCAATGATGGTGACGGTACTATCACTCTTGGTTTGGCTGATATTGATCTTGATCGGATTAAAGCTGATGATGTCGTTACGTTGGCTGAACAGAATGCTGGTCCTACCACAGATGATGACAGCATCTTCACTACAAGTGCTGCTGCTAAGCGTTTTGACACTCTTGTGCAAACAGCTACTCCTGCTGCTACAGATTACGAAACAGGTAAAACCTGGTTGCAAAATGATGATGACCAAACGCTAAAGATTTGGAATGGTTCTACCTGGCTTGATGTTGCTTCAGGTGGTTCCTTCCGTACGCAAGATAAAGTCATCTATGTTGATGCTACTGGCGGTGATGACAGCAAAACTGGTCACCGTATCAGTGGTCCAAAGCTAACCATCAAAGGTGCTATTGAAGACATCAATGCTGACATCTCATTGTCTACTCAAGCAGCTGATGGTTTTAATGGTGGTTCTGGTTATGACCCAGGTGACTACACAACTGTTGCTCTGACCCATTCTTCTGGTACTGGTATTGGTACTGGAGCTACCGCAGACATTACTGTTGGTGCTGGTGGTGATGTTACTTCTGTCACTATTAATACTGCATCTGCCTTAGAGGAGTATTCCATTGGTGATGTTCTGACTGCTGATGATGCAGACCTTGGTGGTTTAGGTGGTTCTGGTTTGCTAATCCCCATCATCGGTGGTGGTGATGGTATGACCGTCATTGTTGCTGCTGGTGTTTATCAGGAAGCCGCACCTATTCAAATCAAACGTCGGAACGTGTCCATCGTTGGTATGGCATTGCGTAGCACAATTGTGCACCCGACTGTTGCAACTCAAGGTGATCAATCAGTTGGTAACCACGCTCTGTTTGAATTGAACAGTGGTTCGTTTATTCAGAACCTGACGTTGACTGGCATGAAAGCTAACAACTCGGGTACTAACACACTTGACTCCGCTCTTCCTGATCGTCAAGGTTGGAACTTTGCTTTCTATGATGGTTGCTTTATTGCTAAGTCGCCTTACATTCAGAATTGCACAAACTTCTCTGATAGTGAGATTGACAACAATGATCTGAGAGCACACCGCCCACGTGGTGGTACCGCTGGTGATACTGATTCACTGCCTACTGGTGGTGGCATGTTGATTGATGGTTCTGTTCCTGCAACTACCAGCCCAATCCGTTCAATGGTGGCTGACAGCTACACCCACGTTGGTTTGAACGGTCCTGGTATTCTTGTTACTAACAACGGTTACACCCAGATTACAAGCAGCTATGCGTTCTTTAACAAGTACCACATCAAATGTCTCAATGGTGGTCAAGCTAACCTTGCTGCTTCTACCAGTGACTTTGGTGAGCGTTCTTTGATTGCTGATGGTAAATCAACTGCAGCAATCTTTACTTCTAATGTTGATGGTGCTGCTTCTGATGGTGACACTACCTTTAACATCAATGAGCCTACTGCTGGTGTTGGTTGGTTTGGTTCAACTCAACGACCTGCAGAAAACATGCTTGTTGAGGTAAACAGTGTTATCTATCCAATCCTGTCTGCAACTGCAAACACTGATAGTGAAGGTGGAGCTGGTTGGACTGTAGAAATCAGCCGTCCTAACACTAACGATCGTTCTGAAAACCTAGGTCTTAACGGTGCTATTACTGACGATGCTGCTGTGTCGTTCTTCCTACGTTCACAAATTGCTTCTAGTGGTCACACTATGGAGTACGTGGGTAGTGGTATGAACTACAACGCATTGCCTGAAAATGGTGGTGTACCGATTGAAGCCAATCAAATCACTGAACTTAGCAACGGTAAGATCTGGACTGCTATCACTGATCACAACGGTAAGTTCCGTATTGGTGGTAACCAAACTGATGACCCATTCTTTGAAGTTGATCAGCAACTTGGTCTAGTTACAATTCCTGAAGGTTCAATTAGTTTTAACTTGTTGTCGGATGAGACACCACAACTTGGTGGTAACTTGGATGTTAATGGTAATACGATTACCAGTACATCTAACGCTAACGTTGTCCTTGATCCTAATGGCACCGGCACTGTTGATGTCAGCACTAGCCGTATCACCAGTGTTACCGATCCTAGCGGTGCACAGGATGCTGCAACTAAGAACTATGTAGACAACAACTTCAACAACTACACTCACCCGAACCACAGTGGAGATGTAACTTCTACTGGCGATGGTGCAACCACGATTGCTAACGATGCAGTCACTTACGCCAAGATGCAGAACCTTGCTACTGGCAACCGTGTCTTAGGTGCTGCAGCAGCTGGTGAAATTGGTGAAGTCCAAGTAGCCACTGACATGATTGCAGATGATGCAGTCACCAGTGCAAAGCTAGAACATGACATTACCTTGCCTGGCACTGGAGCTGTAATTGTTCCAGCTGGTGAAACTGGAGATCGACCTGACCCTGCTACTAACGGAATGATCCGTTATAACAGCACTAATAACCAGTTCGAGGGTCGTATTAACGGCGCTTGGGGTAGTATTGGTGGAGGTGCAACCGGTGGTGGTAGCGATGCCGTCTTTATTGAAAACGGTCAAAACGTAACTACTGATTACTCAATTCCTGCCAACACTAACGCTGGTTCATTTGGACCGATTACTATTGACAGTGGCGTAACAGTTACTGTCCCTGCCACCTCTAACTGGACTATTGTTTAATTATGAGTATTACTATTAATGGTTCCGGTACCCTAACCGGAGTGTCCGTTGGAGGATTACCTGACGGAATAGTAGATGCTGACACGCTGGCTACAGATGCAGTCACTACTGTAAAAATTGAAGATGATGCAGTTACAGATGCAAAACAAGACTTAAGTGGAGCGGCTAAAGCCTGGGTGAACTTCAACGGCACTGGCACCGTAGCAATCCGAGCGGCTTTCAACGTGAGCAGCATTACGGATAATGGTACTGGTGATTACACGGTGAACTTCACGACGGCGATGCCTGATGCAAACTATTCCGCTGTTGTAGGTGGTGCAAATGTAAATAGTGGTTTTGCTTGGGGCATTGGAAACACAACTCCGACTTCCTCAAGTTATAGAATCATCGCCTTCGGCTATAACGGCGCTAGCCTTGCAGATCCGTCCATTGTCTCTGCTTCATTCTTCCGCTAACCCCCAATGACTCCAACTACGACCATGACTAACCAACGCATTATCTACAAGAACGAGTCCGGTGGCGTTAGCGTTATCATCCCCACCGGCGAGCTATCCATTAAAGAGGTGGCAAAAAAGGACGTACCAGTTGGTGTGTCCTATGAGATTGTCACCACTGAAGACATCCCCAGCGACCGTACTTTCCGTGGCGCGTGGACCATGGGTGAATGTTCCGTCGATCACGACATCGACAAGTGCAAGGAAATTGCCCACGAGCGCCGCAGGCTAAAGCGTGCAGAAGAGTTTGCACCTCACGATGAAGTGATTTCTAAACAGATCCCTGGTGCTGATGCTGCTGCTGCAGAAACTGCTCGTGCAGCTATTCGCACTAAATATGCCGACATGCAAACGGCAATTGATGCTGCTTCTACTACTGCAGAAATTAAAACTGCACTGGAGGTTGAATAATGGGACTTAAACTAAACGCCACCAACGGTGGTGGCTCGGTTGAACTGGATGTTCCCGATACAGTTAATAGTGATGTAGTTCTGACACTACCTACTGGTATTGGCACCGCTGGTCAATACCTTAAGAACAGCGCTACACCTGGGACACTTGAGTTTGGAACCTTACCGACTGTTGGTTTTACTAGCAGTGCAAAAGTAACTACAACTTCTGGAAGCAGTCACACAGTTACTGGTCTTGATACTAACGCAACATTCCATCTTATTGCTGTTGAAGGAATATCAATGGCAGGAAGCGCTTCTCCTCAACTTCTAATGCAAATAGGTAATGGATCTTTAAGCACTGCTAATTACAATTGGACCACAGCCCATAATTCAGCAGCTGACAGTGCATCAAACAGCAGTAGTATCAGATTATCTCAAGTTGGTTTTGTAAGCAACGCTAATGTTTACAACGGTGTTATTCAAATTGTTTGCGACTCAGGTGATGCTGTAGTCGGAAATTGGGTAATAGGTGTTGAACAAAGTTTAGTGGCTTACGGTGGTTTTTCGTGGACAGGTGGTACTTCCATAGATCGTATTTCTTTGCAGACATCTGATACTTTTGATGCTGGTAGTTTTAAAATTCACTCTCGTTAAGCCATGACTAAAGACATTATTTTATTTGAAACAAACGCTTCTACTGGTCAAACAGTAGAAACTCGGCTGAGTGGTGCAGATGCTGAAGCATGGCGAGCAGGATTTAGTCTTTCCAATGAAGAGCTTTGGCTGCAATTACGTAGACAACGCAACCAGATCCTAGCTGAAACAGACTACCTAGCACTTTCCGATGTAACCATGTCATCTGAAATGCAAACATACCGCCAAGCACTCCGGGACTTGCCTGCTAACACCAGTGATCCGGCTAATCCAACTTGGCCTACTAAACCCGGAGGTTAAATATGAGCACACTTAAAGTAAATAAAATCGAAGCTACCGGCACAACAGATGGCGGTATTGAAATTGATAGTGATGGACACGTTCAGCTAGATGGTGTTCAGTTGCCAACAAGTGGTCAACTAAGTAACCGTAACTTGATTATCAACGGCGCTTGCCGTGTTAACCAACGGCAAACTACTCCTTCAATTTCCTCCACTGAAGCATACATTGGTCCAGTAGACCACTTTGAAGTTAGAACTAATGGAGGTGAATGGCAAGGTGAAGCTACTCAAGAAACTGTTTCTGTAAACGGTGAGTTCACGTCTTGTTACCGTATAAAAACAACAACAGCTGAAACTACAGTAAGCGGTAATGATCAGATTGTTGTAGAAAGCCTAATCGAGGGTCAAGATATTCAGCATTTATTTCACAGTACATCTTCAGCTAAATCTCTTACCCTTAGTTTTTGGGTCAGATCTTCTCAGCCTGGTACCTATGCTCTCAAGCTTTATCGCGCAGATGGTAGTAGTGGAAGACAATTGAATAAAACTTACACTATTTCCTCAGAGGAAGCTGATACATGGAAATACGTGTCAGAAACTTGGGTCGGTGATACTGCCGGTGCTGCTATACCCGACGCTAATTATGAAGGTATGCGTGTTAGTTGGCAGATCGCTGCCGGACCTGATTTCACATCTGGAACACAACCAACTACATGGACTGACTACAGCGATGCAATCTGGGCTGCTGGACATTCAGAAAACAGTTTTATGACTACTGTTGATGCAACTTGGGATGTTACTGGTGTCCAACTAGAAGTCGGCGACAAAGCTACACCGTTTGAACACCGTAGTTATGGTGATGAGCTGGCTAGGTGTCAGAGATACTATTTGCGTGTAATAGCGCATACAAATAACGCGCGTATGGCAACTGCAGGTAATGGCTCAGTCAGTAGTTGTTTTCCTACACTTTTTCTCCCAACAACAATGAGAGCACAACCTAGTATAGATATTTCTTCAGTCGGTCATTTTACTACTGAAGGGATTACAGGTGGCGGACAACAAGTTTGTACCGCAATAGGTTTTAACGCAGCCTCAAGTACCGCAGTTACTCTAGGTGTTAGTGCATCCGGAGGCAGCACTTCTGCAACTGGAGGTCAATTACTTGCAAACACCACAGACGGTTTTCTTGAATTAAGAGCTGAATTATGAATTACAAACAGATCAACGATCAATACGGTAATTTGGTATGTATCAATAAAATTGGGACTAATTTGACTATCCCTCTTGACCCCGCCAACACCGACTATCAAGAATATCTTAAATGGCTAGCCGAAGGAAACACACCACAACCCCCTGATTAAAATTATGATTACCCTTATCCGTCCAATTCTGTTCAGCTTTCTGAACTCTGACAAAGTTAAACTTCTTATCGTTGACATGCTGACTAAGTTGGCTGAGTCAACTGATAATGAAGTCGA